GGTCACCCATTTTGACGACAAGTCCAACGACTGTTGTCATTTGTTGAGTTTCAAGAGTTTTTTCAGTTAGATAAAGACCACCTTTTGTTTTAGCCTTAGGTTGATAAGGTCTTATCAAAAGTCTGTATCCTACTGGTTTTGGTAATAATTTAAGATATTCTTCCGTTTCTTTTGCACCCTTCGGAACTAAGGGTTCGTCGTCATCATCTTTAGCAGGTGTGACTAACTTAGTATTAGGTTTGATCAATGTCATCTACACTATCCTCTCTATTTTGCAGGTCTTTAAGATCCTGAAGCAACGATTCTAATCCGTTGAGCTTGCCCTTAGCATAATGTAGTTGATCTAGTTTGTCTATACCATAACATATATGGTCTTTAGTTTGTTGAATTTCTTTTTTTATGTAATGTCGAATTGTTTGTATTGTGTCAATATCAAGCATGTCTTAAATGAGACTTCGGTCCAAGTTTCTTTCTATGTGTAAGTCCCTTTTTGTTATACCTTCTCTTTGTCTTTTTTGCAATTATTATTTCGACTTTGTGAAACCTTTTTACCATAACATACTACTGGTGACTTATACTCTAGTATACGTCTTTTTTTTGGAAACCTTTCACCACTACAATCTTTTATCTTAAATATTTCTGACAAGTTTGTAACCCCACCTGTTTTCAGATAAGTCCCAAACCCTTTTTGTAGCAGAAGGTATTTTTACAATAAGATTGTTAAATTTAATTAATTTTTTAGTTAATAACATATTACTTTCCTAAATAGTGAGGGGACTAGGTCCCCATCACTTTATTTTTCAGCACAGGCATAACTGTTAATCTCAAGACCAACAGAAATTTCTGTAATTACAGGTTTAGACCACATAATTATCTCCTAAAATTAAAGTGCTGGTTGTCCTCGTGACCGCAGTCCACTAAACATATTTTAATCTATTTTTTGAACTTGGCAATACTCTTCAACCCGAATGATCCTGCAATCGAAGCTAAAATTCCCCAGCTGAGCCATTCAGGACAATCGTTTTTTAGAAAAACAAATCCTTCTTTCATGTACGGTTGCAAAGAAGGTACGAAGGAGGCAAAAATTATGGCTATGAACGCAAGGGTCCAGGCTTCGTCTTTCCAGGAATCCGCTGCAGCATCTGCTTGTTTTTCGTCCCAAGTTCCTTCTTTCTCTATTCTTGTCTTAGTTGCTTCTAGTTTAGTTAACTCAACTTTTGATTTAAGTTCAGCTTTTTTTTGACGTCCTTCGATCCAAGTTGAAGCTAACTTGGCGACTGGACCTAATATGGCTTGAAACATATCTACTCCTTTTTGTAAATAATTTTATTGTCGCCTTCTTCAGCAACATTAAAATTATAAGTCTTCAGGAGCATATCCACAATACCCATCTTAAGGCGTGTGTAATCATCTATAATTATTAAACCCTCTTCATCTATACGTGGAATAAAAAACTTTAATTCTTCTAAGACAGCATGTGTTGTATGTGGTCCATCAAGGTGAACAACTTTGTATAAGCCATATATCATACAGTTACCATTAATTGAGAACTGATGCCCGTCTTTCATGGTTTCAAAATAATACTCATCTGTCATGTGATAAAAATCAAACTCTTGATAGTTTTGATAAAAATAAGAAACAATTCTTTGTTTCATGTCTTCTGTATAATCAGCACTGGTCTCTTTCTCATCATCAGTATGCTGATAACTTAAATTATTGTACGGATCAACAGCAACATGCTTATAAAGGGGTGGTTTATGATCTCTAACGGCATCCATAATAATCTTGGAACCTAAACCTTCTCTTAGACCAATCTCACAAGTCAAAGTGACTCTATCTATTTTAAGTTTACCTATGTGTTTAGTGAGTAAATGGTATTCTGAGGAGTCGCCTTTTATAATCATTTTATGTATGGTAGTGTATCAATTATTACTTCTACAGAATGTATCATAATTTCTATAATACACAAAACAATAATTATATTTACCAATTTTTCAAGTTTATCTGACACCTACAAACTTTTTACCTTTGACTTGAATATCAGAAATTCCTTTGATATCACTCTTGACTCCGTTTTCTCGGTACGGACAGCCAGCAAACTCACCTGTTTTCATCCCCTGAGGTTGTGGTCCTTTTTCTGGAGGAGGTCCATACTCTTGTCCTAAGTAATCGTAAGCTTGTGCAACTTGTTTTTGTTTTTCTAGCTTTTTAGCTGCCTGTTTTCTTCTTTTTTCGTTTTCAGTTGCTAACTTAACTTTAATAGCTGTAGGGAAAACAACAGAATCTAAAAGTTTCACCATATTCATATAACCGCCTATGTTAAGTTTTTTCATTTTTATTTTCCTCATTTTCTATTTTTCTTTCAGTTAGGTCTAGTTTCTCATCAGCTACTCTAATTCTTTCTTGTGATGCAACTTCAGCATCCTCTCTTTTCATTTTATCTAAATCAATACGTTGTTCAAACTCATACAGTTTTCTTTGTTGATCTTGTTGAGTTTCAGCTGCTTTTCTTTGCATATCCATAGCTTTTAAATCTAATTCTCTTGATTTCAACGCAACAAGTGGATCTTGACTACCGCCTTCAGCATCAACTAATTCTTTTGTTAAAGCTGCAATTTGTAGAGCAATTAAAGATTCTGTTTCCATTTGGAAAGCTTCCATGTTCTCCTCTTTTAGCTTTTGTAAGTTTTCATCAGCCATGACCATAGCCATTACAACAGCGCGTGCTTTGTATGATATATGCTCAGATATATGTCCTTGTAATAAAGCATATACCATCGGGTTAGCCTGCACCATTCTTGACTTTATAAAGTTAGCATGAGCTAAAATATGAGCATCATGGTTTTGAAATGGAAAAGCTCTTGGCACTTTCATCTGAAGTGCCTCTAAATTCTCGATAGCCGGGTCCTTTGGTGTTGGTGCAGGTTCCGGTTTTAACAAAGTATCAATTTGTTTGGTTCCAAGTGCTTCATATACACGTCTATAAGCCTCTCTCATGTCATGCATCTGTGGATTTGACTGAGCAATCTGTAATTGTTGACTAGCGAGTGTAATTCTTTGTGACAAAGAGAAAACATTAGGGTCTGCAACAGGAATTACATCAACTTCATCAGTAAAATCAGCTAATTTTACAAGTCTATCGCCTCCATATACGGCGTAAGGGTAAATTGGAGGCAAATATGTAGCAAAAACATTATGTAAAAGCCTAAATTCTTGACGCATCGCATAATACAGACGCTTGTGAATGGCACTCATGACCCTTGAGCCACGTTCCAAGAGAGCTAAAGTAGTTCCGACAGCCCTATTTTGCTTATCTTCACCAATTTGCATGTCTGCAATCGCTGCAAAACGCTGTCCTGCTTGTACAACAAAGCCTAAAAGTTGAAAAAGTGTGCCACTTGGCTCTTTAAATGGTAAAATTTGAAATTGATCCTTAATGTTTCCGCCTGGTGCATCAACATCCCTAAATTCACCAGGTTGAAAAGGTTGTTCATCGTCCCTAATTCTTAATCCTCTCGATTTAAAGCCAGCTGGCAAGTTACTTAGAGTACCTGCATCCAACAATTGTCGCAATGCCGCTGTCGCAGTTTTGCTCAAACCACCAATCATGTGTATCAGACCAAAACCGTAGAAGCCTAGTCCCGGTAAAAATTTATAATGAACAAAAAAATCTTTTCTTCTAAACAATTCATCATTAGGGGCATAGTTTCTATAGATACTTAATATTTCATGTGAGCCCTCATCAATTGTTACGATGTATGGAACTTTAACATTTTTGTCGTCACTCTCTCCGGCAAGATCCTCAGGGTCTAAATCTACATGCATTTCTAAAATATTAAACTGATAATCAGAGTCACCCTGTTTAGAAACACCTTCTAACTCTTCGTACTTGTTTTGGACATCATCGTCCATTTGAGATGGTAATATTTTAACATCTCTGTAAAAACCGCTTTTTTGTTTTTTTAGAATGTCATTCTCTGACATTTTAATTACGTGCGTTACTCTCTCTGCATCTTTTAAATCAGATGCATAATAAGGA